AACAATATAAGAAAACAATATAAGAAAACAATATAAGAAAACAATATAAGAAAACAATATAAGAAAACAATATAAGAAAACAATATAAGAAAACAATATAAGAAAACAATATAAGAAAACAATATAAAGAAGCAATATATATAAAAAACAATATAAAGAAGCAATATATATAAGAAAACAATATAAAGAGCGATATAAAGTAAAATTTAGAAAGAGCGATATAAAGTAAAATTTAGAAAGAGCGATATAAAGTAAAATTTAGAAAGAGCGATATAAAGTAAAATTTAGAAAGAGCTGTATTATTTTACATCATAAAACGGATTATCGCTAATATTCATACCACAGTATCGTGCTGGTTCTTTTTTATAATCTATGGGATTATATATGTTAAGAGCTTTCGCTTCACTAATCATAAATTTGAAATTTTGCCAAAATTCGTCATTATGGCCTATTGATTTTGTGGCTATATGACTAACTTCATGTAAAGCAACATACATTAATGTATTTAAATCTATTAAACGTCCTTTGCTATTTTTTTCGGTATCTAAACAAAATGCTAATTTCTCTCCTTTATTTTCACTGTATGCTGTAAATTCGCTGGTTGGGAGAGTTTCGTAAATTTTTTTAGGATTATAACCACTTATAAGACGCTTAACATTATCTTTGTCTGGATATTTTTTTGCTAAATGATTTACTAATTTATTTAAGTTATTATTTACATGTGCTAATCTGTCTGCTGCCAATTCTAGTTTATTTCTATCACGAACACAATAAGTATTACCATTGACATCTGATATAATACATCTTAGATTGAAACTATCGCTTGTTAAATATAATTTAACGGCAATTATTATAATAAATAGTATTAATATAAAATTAAATATATTTTTGTTAAATATAGAACTCATTAATATAAAATTTTATAATAAAATTTACTAATATTATAAAATTTTATTAAAAAATATTCTAAATAAATAATTTTTATGCAATTGTTTATGAACCTATTTCTAAAGCTTTTCTAAATTGATCTGTTTCAATTGTAGAAATATTCCAAGGCGAATTTGTATTCATTCTAGGATTTGCAGGTTCCGATCTCAATTGTAAGTTGGCATTTCTTAAACTGGAACCCTGTGTATTAATTCCTACTAATTGTGTTGGATTTAATAAATTAACATTTTTTAAATCTGCATTTGAAACAGGATTTAAATTAGCCCATGAATTATTAGAATCATTTGGTAATAAATCACTTGGATTAGCTACTGGTTTGTTTGACACTAATTGGTTCATAGATGTAGCACTATCTGCCGATGTTGCTACATTTGCGTTTGAAGCACCATTATATGGAGCATAAGTAGAAGATGAGGCTTCTGCTGGAACTTGTTGATTAGATATTTCAGAATAATCTAACCTACTTGTCATCGGTGATTGGAATAGATTTTTTCCTTCAGAGTATTTATATAAAGCCAAAACAACGAAAATTAATGCAATAACTCCTAAAACATGATCGGTTTTAATTCCTTTTGTAAATTTGTTTAACACAGTCATTTTATATAAAATAAACAATAAAAAATTTTCAATAATATTTAATTAATTAATTAATTAATTAAATAAATATCATAATCTGTAAATAACTATTTAATAATTATTTAATAATTCATCATCTTCGTCCGACGATGAATCATCTACAATATTATTTAAATTATATTTAATTTTAATATTTTTCGCTTCTAGAAATGCTTCTAATGCATTCTTTCTAATTTGTTTAGCTTTTTGTTTAGCTTTTTTATATATTTCTAAATATATTGTTTCATGTGTTTTTAATTCTATGGGTTCGCTATTTTCATCAAAATCATCTAAATTTGTTAATTCTATTGAACCATCATTATTAGATTCAATTGTTTCTAAAGTATTCATTAAATATTTGAAAGAATTAGGTTCTTTAGATAAATCTTTTTCTAGATCTTCATTTAGAGCAACTTCTTTTATCTCTAAATCTTTATTTAGATCGTCTTTTAATAAACATACATCTTTGTCTAAACTAACAACTTTGTCTAAACTAACAACTTTGTCTAAACTGGTGTCTAAACTAACATCTTTGTCTAAACTAACAACTTTGTCTAAACTAACAACTTTGTCTAAACTAACAACTTTGTCTAAGACTTTGTCTAAACTAACAACTTTGTCTAAGACTTTGTCTTTGTCTAAGTCTTTGTCTTTGTCTAAGACTTTGTCTAAGACTTTGTCTAAACCTTTGTCTTTGTTTAATTTAATTAGCATTTGATTCTCAAATGTATCAGCAGGATATAATACCATAAATTGAACTAAAATAATATCAATAATGAACGATGATCTTGAAAATTTAATACCATTTATATTTAATAAAGGCACAAATTCATTATTCGTATCATATTCTTCTAAACTTACCTTTTTTTCATTCTCGTCATAAATAACTATTTTGTCTTGTTTAATATTCGCTTTAATTAAAAATTTCTTTCCTGATTTATATGATCGCATAATAGGTGTGATATATTCTTGTATATCATCATTTGATATATTAGTTGAATCGTAAAACCATAATTCTTTATTATCACATATTTGTTTAATGCAATAATTTTCTAAATTTTCAAAAAATTCTATTACCAATTTATCATTGCTATTAAATTCTAAATCGCAAAAACATTTATTACTAGTATTAATAATACCTTGCTTTGTCTTACATTTAGGAAGTTGAAGATAAAAATTTTTATTAATATTATTATGAATTTTACTAAAATAATTGTTTCCATTTATGAGAGATGGATTCTCCATTTTTAATGTGCTAAAGTCAAAGTTTTCTGTAATTTCGTATATTTGATTATTCATTTACTAAACTTAATTATATTAAATTTAGAAAAATGAATTTAAATTTCCACGCAATAATAATATAGAATATTATAATTAAATAATATTAATTATGGTTGCTAATAATTCAATAGCAGAACACTGTATTAGTTTTCTAAAAGCAGAAGAAACAAAAAAAGAATTACGAGATTTACTAAACCCTGTTTTAGAATATTTTTTAAAAGAGATAAATATATATTTGTATTTTTTTTTATTCTTCATATTTACAAGTTTTATTTTACATTTAGGAGTTTTAGTTTTATTAATTCGTTATAATATTAAATTACAAAAATATTCAAATAATAAATAAATAATTTTTATATATTTTAAATAATTATTATATATTTATAATATATAAAAATGAATATGTTTAATCTTGATAGTCTTGTTAAAACTGGTGGTAGAAAACATACTCAACGAAAACACAGACAAGGAAAACTCAGAAATAGAACAGGTGGAACAATGCTTGTTGATGTAGCTGCGTCAGCACTTTTACTTGCGGCAACACAATTAATGAAAGGTAGATCAGGCACCAGCAAATATGTTAAAAACGGTGGTTCAAGAAGAAGAAGACATAGACGAAGATAAATAATAAAAATAAAAATAATAAACATTTATAATTTTTTATTAAATAAATAATTATAAATAATAAATAATAAATAAAATGGAAATACAAGACAATATTAAAAGATGGGTGGTCTTGGACAACCAATATAAAAAGTTATATACGCAAATAACAAATTTGAGAGATGAGAAGAACACACTGACAAATAATATTTTTGATTATTTTGATTCAAAACATGCCAAATATCCAATCATAAATATCAGTGATGGCAAATTAAGTTTTATAGAATCTAAACAACCAAATGCGTTAAGTTATAAATTTTTAGAGGAATGTTTTAAGGAATTTTTTAGAAATAATACAACCCATAATGAAGCACAACTTTTAGAATTTATTAAATCAAAAAGAACATATAATAATAGTAAAAACATAAAAAGAATTTACAATAGTAAAGATATAAATGTTTAATCTACTTATATATATATAAAATGTTAAAATTTCTAGATGATTTAGATAAAAAAAATAAGTTATTAAATAATTTGGCATTGATGCCTGGTTTTAATATTATAGATTTAAAGATACAAAATGATGTATTAGATAATGTAATACAAAATGATAAGGATTTAATAGATGATAAAATGTTTTCAAAATTTTATGGTTGTATTGATAATTCTAGCAAAAATACTAACAAAAATACTAGAAAAAAACAAGAGAAAACACATAAAAAAAAGAGTCGCAAAATATAAATAATAGAGTCTAATTTTTATACACTTGACGGTGTAAAATCAAAATTAGATTTGTATTCAAAATGCTTATTTAGCTTATCATAACTATCTTTATTATTTTTTTTACATATTTTATGTGTATCTGCTAAATTGCCATAACAACCAATTGATTTGGTACAAACCTCCAAACACTCATTCATTTTTTTTACCCATATTATACAATTTTCGTTTATAATTGTGTCATCATCTGTTTTCAAATATGTTATATTATTATCCATTATAAAATAATATACTATATTTAATACAGTATTTTTTAAATTGTTTTTCTAAAATTGTGAAAAGTAATAAAATTTTTGTATAAATTATAATATAATATTAAATTATAAAATGCCCGATTGTAGTTCCAATGTTTTTTTCAATGTTACAGGTAATTACAATAATGCTTTTGCCGCAACAAGTTCAGGAGCACAAGTAACAACACCCATATTTTTATCTGATGCACAATCTATTATAGTAAGTAACCTTACAACTAGTATATCTGCTACTAGTTCAAAAATCGCAACTATAGATGTAAGTTTAGCACTATTAAAAAGTCAAGTTTTAGCATTAAATAATTTAGATTTTACTTCTATTGATGTTTCTTTCGTTACACATAATGAATTAGATTCTTCACTATCTAATGTATATACAAAAAGCTTAATAGATGCGTCATTTGTATTAAAAACAAAATTTGATGCTTCAATAAATAATATATATACAAAAAGCTTAATAGATGCTTCCTTTGTATTAAAAACAACATTTGATGCTTCAATAAATAATATATATACAAAAACTCAAATAGAAGCTTCATTTGTTAATCTTATAACTCGTTCAAATTTAGATGCTTCATTTGTTAATCTTATAAATCGTTCAAATTTAGATGCTTCATTTCAAAATGTATATACAAAAATTCAAACAGATGCGTCATTTGTATTAAAAACATTATTAGATGCATCCTTTCAAAATGTAATAAATCGTTCAGATTTAGATGCTTCATTAAATAATTACATTTTAACAAGTAATTTACAAAATAATACTTTTAATGCTTCATTAAATACTTTAGATGTTAGTGGATCATTAACTGCTAAAAATTTAATTTTATCAGGCGATTTAACTGTCAATGGAACAAGAAATATTATAAATTCAAATCAAGTAGATATTAGTGATTTAGCAATTACAGTGGCTTCTAATTTAATAAATAGAAATAATTTAATATCTAATGAAGCTGGTCTAGATGTTTCAAATATAGCATCGTTAAAATATAATGGTACCAAATGGACTGTTTTAGGGGGAGAATTATATGTTGGAAATAATAAAGTTGCTTTAGATGCTTCCTTAGCTAGTTATGCGTTAGATGTTTCATTAACTGCTTTACAAACAGTAGTTGATAATCTAGATAGTGTTTTTGCGACAGATGTTTCATTAACTGCTTTACAAACAGTAGTTTCTGGATTAGATAGCATATATGCGACAGATGTTTCATTAACTGCTTTACAAACAGTAGTTGATAATCTAGATAGTGTTTTTGCGACAGATGTTTCATTAACTGCTTTACAAACAGTAGTTTATGGATTAGATAGCATTTATGCGACAGATGTTTCATTAACTGCTTTACAAACAGTAGTTTCTGGTTTAGATAGCATATATGCTACAGATGTTTCATTAACTGCTTTACAAACAGTAGTTTCTGGATTAGATAGCATATATGCGACAGATGTTTCATTAACTGCTTTACAAACAGTAGTTGATAATCTAGATAGTGTTTTTGCGACGGATGTTTCATTAACTGCTTTACAAACAGTAGTTTCTGGTTTAGATAGCATATATGCTACGGATGTTTCATTAACTGCTTTACAAACAGTAGTTTCTGGATTAGATAGCATATATGCGACAGATGTTTCATTAACTGCTTTACAAACAGTAGTTTATGAGTTAGATGCGTCCTTATCTAATTATACTTTAACTACTTCCTTATCTAATTACATATTAGATGCTTCATTAAATAATTTAGATATTAGTCAAAACTTGACAGTTAATAATTATTCAATAAATAGTTTAATATCCAAGTTTAATACTTTCCTTGGAGTAATACAGGAATTAAGTGGTAGTTTAACAACTATATCAGGTGGATTTTTACAATATCAAATAACAAACTAAATATTATATTTTTCTTCAAATAATATTATTACACGAAATAATATTATTTAAATAATTATAAATAATTATAAATAATTATAAATAATTATAAAAAATTTATGATTTTATTATGAAACTACGAAACCACAAACCATTTATTATTATTAAATGGACTTATCAATATATTACTGATTCTGTCTTTCCAAAATTTCACACGTTCCTCGAATAATAATTCTTTAGTGGTTTTTGGGTATAAATTTTTACTGACATATTCTTTTTCTAATTCACTTTGTTTCGGTTTTACGCCATAACAATTGGATCCTAATTTAGTATGTGGATTTGCCACATAACCACCATTTATTCCGGGTAATCCACAATCATATTGATGACCTTCTTTGTCTTGTAATTTAGTCCAATCACTTTGACTAGTAGGATAAAGACCTAATTGATTTTTACTCCATCCATAACTACACCAACTAGCTCCTTTTTTTTGCGAATCATTTAATTGATTATAATTAGCCATTTCTCCATCAAATGCTTTACATACCGCTTGTGCGTCATGATACGTAAATCCGTTTCCAGGAACATGATAAACTTCATTGAAATTCATAGAAATATCTTCTTCTACAGTAGATTTAATATTTATTTCTGGTTCTTGAGAAAATATATTTTTTACCTCAGTAATTACATCAATATTGAAAAAATAAGATAAACCATTCACAAAAATTAACAAAATGAATAAACCCCATAATAAAGCTTCAATCATAAAGAATGAACCAGAAGGTTCATCATCGCTATCATGATCCCAAGACTTTCCTAAAAATGAAAACAAAATATAATAAACTATTATAATACAAATTAATACAACTAATACAAAAGGATTAGTGCCTAAATTATTCAAATTATTATAGAAATCTTGTGTTATATTGTTAAATACTGACATAATATTATATATAAATAATATAATATTATTATGAATTATTCATAATAATTTCCTATAAAAATAACAATAACCTTTTGAAGTAATTAATTGTGATTCATTAATTTCATTAACATTAGTATCATTAAAATTATACCATTTTTGATTTGAGTTTTTAACAAATGATGTATAATGTCCTCCTAAACATCCTCCACTATGATTACAAATTCCAAATAATTCATATATATAATTTTCTTTATTGTATCCAACAACATATTTACGTAAATCTAATCCAAATAGCGGTGTTTCAATAATATTATTTAATTTCTTATTTGCATTGTTAAATCTTTTAAAATCAACAATTAATATATTTGGCAAACTCCAAAATTTAATACATTTATGTACGTTTTCTTTAGTATTCGTTTTCTCATTGAACCACGCATTTTCCCCTTCTAAAAATTCGGCTTGTGTATATAAATCAAAACAATCATAAATACTATATGTTTCATTATTATTAGGACTAGTTGGAATAGGTAAATTAATTATGCTAAATGGTTCTGGTGTAATACTCATAATGTCGTTTCTAGCACTATTGTTTGTATTATCATTTGAAATAATTAATGATACATGTATTCCAAAAAATAAATCAATCATTTCCGAATAACTATTACTATACATATTTTTTATCATCGCATAACATTTTTTTGCTAATTCATCTATATTATTTTCTGATTTTCCATTAATAGAAATATCCACTTTTCTCTCAAGTGCTTCATGAAAACAATCAAATATAAAAATCAAAAATTCGGGTAAATCATTTTGGGCGTAACCAGTAAATAATTCTCTATCTTTTTTTATTGATACTTGATGAATTGCGTTTAAAAATCTATTTGGACTAACAGTACAATTATTAGACCACATTAGATCTTTTAAATTTTTCCATTCTTGTAAAATTTGACCATTAGTATTAGATATATTATTTTCTATTGCGTTAATCAGTTCATTTAATTCATAACAATGTGATAAAATTTGCATACTTGAATTTATATAACATGTATTTCCTAAATTACATAGTCCTGTCAATCCTTTGTCTTTATATTTATTTATTAAATCATTATCAAGTAAATATTTATAATTTATATGTGACATTATATATTTAATTATATATATTTATTAAAATATATTTAAATATTATTTAAAACACATTTAATCAGTATAAGGTTGTCTTATGTTTTCTTATGTTTGATTTTTTACCACTTTTTAATAATGAACCAAACGGACTCCAATAAGGTAATATAATAGGTTTTTGTTTCAATATACTCAATATTTTTTTTGAAACACATTTTTTATCTACAACAACCTCAAAAGTATAATCTTTAAACCAAGATTCAGCCATATAATAATTTCCTTTAAATCCGCTCTCTTCGCCCCATGAATTTTCAACTAAAAATCCATTAGTTTTTGAATTATCAAAATTATAACCTTTTATAATTACCGCATGATTTGGAGCAGTTTGTCTATAATTTAAAGCATCACCTTTTTCCATATAAGTATTAAATCCAAAAACATCATCATAATCAAATCCATCTTTATCTAAAAATCCGTCAGTAGTTGAAACATATTTATCAACATCTATTCCCGTCCATACAGCTTCCTGAAAATCTATTGATTTTTTGACAGCTGCTATCATTATATCATTTGGAACATTTATAAAATTTTGTTCTTTTTCATTTAATATATTGAAGGCCATTTCAACATTATATAATTTGTAAAATGGTGTATTTTTACTTGGATAATTAATCAAACATATTTTATCTTTGGCATTATATGGAACATGTTTTTTATAAAAATCTAAGGGGCTAATATTTGCTATTTTTTTTGCTTTATTAGGTTTATTTTTATTTTTATCGCTTTCTTCATAATATTCCCACGTTATTTTGGTCGGTGGTTCTCCTAAAAATATCACCAAAATTTTATAACATTCAAATAGCATTTCATTCAAAAATGTATTTTTATTTTTTGTTATTTCGTTATTTGACATAGTTTTTATTTTGTGACCGCATTTACGTAGGAAATTATTATAGAAGGTTTCTAATTCTTCTGAATTTTTGCTATGATAGTGATCGTCCATATTAGATTTAGGAACAATACCATATTTTTCAATTAAATTTACAAAAACATTCCACTGACCTCCATCATTAGTTAAATTATTTAACATGTGTATAGATTTTAATATTTCAGTATCGGTTTTTATACTTTCTAAATCAGTAGCATAACTTTCTAGTACATAATTTAAATAATAATTTGCTTTTTCTAATTTATCATAAAAAAACAAAAAATTTTGTGAAAATTCAAAAGTGGGTAATAATTTATATTTTTTAATCATTTTAAAACGCATAACATTTAAAAATGCGAATAACCAACATCGTCCGCTCTCTTTTTGATCGCTAATAGTTGCTTCAACGTTTATAAAATTTTTAAATACTTTCTTTTCGTTTTGTATATAATCACTTTTTAATATTAATTTTTGAAAATCGCATTTAGTATTTACATTTTTTAAAACTTTATTTGTTCTTTTTTGGTTAAATTTACTTGAATAATATTGTAAATTTTTATGTGTTATATTATTTACCATTAATATATGTAAATAATATAAATCTAAACAATAATATAAATCTAAACAATAAAATAAATCTAAACAATCTATTTACATTCTTTCAAATATTTGTCAAATAACAAGACTTTGACTGTTTTACATTTTAATTCTTCTAATTTTTTCTCATATTTTTCTGGTTCGCTCCATTTTACTCGCAATTTTTCTAATTCCAGTTTCCACGATTGTAATGTTGGTCCTCTTGTCTTTTTAAATTCATTCAAATTCTCCAAATTTAAAGCAAATAATTGCAATAATGGTTTCATAATTTGATTACTAATATAATGACTATAGTCTAATTCTAAAGCATTTTGCTTAATAAAATCAGGTGTTTCTATTTTTTCGCCTTGTAACGCTTTTTTATTAGTATTTTTTATATAAGCATAATACATTCTGTCACCTGAAGCAGGTTTATTTCCCGAATCACGTGCTCCAATACGTTCAGCTAATACTTTATGTGCGATTTGTTTAGGATTTTTATAATAACCTTTTAATGATTTTGTCACTAATAATTTTTCAATAGGGTATTTGCCAGCTATCAATTTTTCTATAGAATCATTTAAGAAATTTATAGCTTTTACCATGCTTTTTTCTTGCATGATAATATTAACAATACCACCATATATATCTTTTACTAGAGGGGCATTATCCCTGCGTTTTAATACAATACCCATATATTTCATTTTTCCTTTATCTGGATTTTCTTCATATAAAATACCCACATAACGTTTTTTAGATAATAATACCCACGGATAAAATGTTTTCTCATATTCTAAATCGTGCGGTTTTTTCAGAAATTTACTAGCTAATAAACCCGCTTGTTTAGCTAATTCAATAGTATAAATTAACGATTGCTTATTCAAAATTTTCTCATTTGTTTCTGCGTCACGTAAATTAAATGTAAAGAATACTGAGTCCGTATCACCGTACACGCATTCCGCCTTAGCTTTTACCATTTTACCATCATGAACTTGAACGGTTACTTCATTATAACATTCCTCAATAATTGAACGCCCGTAAAATAATAATTTGCGTCCAATAGCGGTTGTAGATGCTGCGATGTCTGGTTCATAAAAAGCACTGGTTGTAGCACCCATTTGACCGTATAAAGAATTGGCTGTCACTTTAATGCTTAATTGTCGCTTATCTAACACATTTTTCATAAATTCATCATTTTCCAATGTTATAAGCTTACGAGTTGCTTTTCTTGCGGCCAATAAATCTTCTAAAATTGCTGGCATAATTGCTTTGCCATCTGGAAATTGTGCGAATCTACATACTTTATAACCCATAATGACTTTTTTCTCGGCTGCTTTAGGAGTGAGTCTTTTATAATGATATGTATCATATTTGACATCCACATACTTATATCCTAAATCATACAAATTGTCATATTTATAATTAGCGTTTTCACCTTTTTCACCGTTTTCACACTTTTCTCCTGTTTCATTAATTAACACATTATTCAAATCATATTCTTTCGTCCATACTTTGCTGTCATGCGATAAATTTTCAGAAATAATAGATGAAGGATATAAAGAGCTATAATCTACACAAGCAACAGGATCTTCTAAATATATACCTGTTTTAGGTGTGAAAACATGTGCTCCTTCATATCCTCCGCTAAAATTCTGCTTTTTAATTACAGGCATAAGAGTGTTTTTTTCGCCACATTTTTTAGAAATATAACTGTGGAGTTTAATACCTTGTCCTCGTAATAATAAGAAGCTCAAAGGAACATCGCATAAATTAGACATTTCAACTTTATCAGTAATAACATCTACTTTCAATAATAGCCAAATAACATTATCGCAATCCGCAAGACAATATTTACCTACAATCCATCTATCATAGTCCGTTCCGTTCGCAAGGGCAAATATTTCTTGAGGTGTCACATCGTCTTTAGCTAAACCCCAATTATATTTATAATTTGATAAATCCAAATCTTCAACACTATCAATTGTGAACCAAGATTCCTTATTGCCTTCATCTTTATCTTTACCTTTATTTATTTCAGTAATTTCAAATTTCTTACCTTGCTTGTATAAATTACTGCTAAATCCTACTTCGTCAAATTTAATAAAACTCCCAACAGATATACCTGTTAAATTTTTGCTGTATATTTTGCTTGTATTGTTTTCTATATTTACTTCTATTTTGGTAACACTATCACTGATAAAATAGCTTGATGTAAAATCTAATTTATTTGAACTTAATGTAAATTCTTTCCTAAAAATTATACACATATCAATAATAATGCGACCAGCCATTTTTATGAATTTGAGATTGTATTCGCCACTCGCTAATACAATTTTATTTGTTTCAATATCTTCAATTCCTGTTCGCCAATCTTTAGACAAACAAAGTTCGTCTTTGTTGCGTGATAATTTAATAAATTCCTTAGTGCAATTTAATTCTTTTGACCGTTTATACATAAATTCAAAATCAAAACCAGTTATATTGTAACCAGTAATAATATGTGGATTTTCGCTAATAATAAGTTTTGTAAAGGTCAACAATACGTCTTTTTCGCTATTACGCTCTAATACTACAACATTATTGTCTTTTGACCATTGTAAATACTTATCAGGAATTTTACATCCGCCTTTAACAATAATAATACGCTTATATGGCTTTGATTCAGTATAATTGATAAAACTTAAACCAATAAAAGTGATTATGTCACCTTCTAATTCTGGAAATCCAGTATTTTTAAATGCTTCTGTTAATTCTAATAATTTTGTATTGTATTCACAATCTTCATCTTTGAGTAATTCTATTAATGTTGCATCCTTTTTATTGTATGCTTTCACTTTTACTTTCTTTTTATGTTTAATGCTTTTTATATTTTCATTTTCATTTTCATTTTCATTTTTTTCATCGTCTGACTCAAGTTCTACTTCTGAATCTGAATCTGAATCACTCATTTCTGTTGTGCTTCCTTTATTATTGAAATTAGCTGGAATATAATTTAATAAATTTTCCATCAAATTTTCAATATTTAACGAGTCAAGAGTTTTCGTTTTTGGATATACTTTAGCAATATAACTTAATTTCTCTTGGGTCAATTCAAACGCAGTCAATATTTCTTGCTTCAACATACTAATATCGTAATTTTCTTTGAATTCACTAGTGGCCGATACATAATTTTCAAGTATATTAGTGGCTAATTTTTTGTAATTTTTTATTGGAAGAGGGAAATCGCCATGACTGCTACTTGCCTCAATATCAAAACTACAAATATTATATTTTACTAATGACTCTTTTTCTTTATATGAATATATATCATCATAACTTATACAATATTCATAAGCACAATGAGTCGTTTTATTAGTTACTTTTTTAACTTTATTAGATGGCATTTTAATCCACCCACTTGGACTAATTTGTTTTTCATGAAAGAATTTTAATAATGGAGGAATATCTGCTTCATACAAATAACAGTTTGTTGTTCCTTGATCGTCACTATAAATATATCCAGTATCGTTTAATGTTCTTTCAAATCCTGTATATTTATTTGTAGTGTCAGTATAAAATAATTTTTTTGCTTTATTATACGCAGCACTATTTGTAAATGAAATTTTTACAAAAGTATGTAATTTTTTATTATCAAAACCGTATAATTTTTGCCGCTTAACAAGCTTCAAACTTAAAATGCTTTCTTCATAATAATTTCCCACTTTTTTCTTTAAATCCGCCATAAATAAATTTTTACGTTGTTCGTTCCACGTGTCATTAACCATGATGTAGAAAAACGGATAAAAATCTTCTATTAATATGGAAGCCGTTTTATTAGAATCATTTATACCAAATGCTTGAATAATGAATTTTTTATTATCTTTATATGGATTAAATGCATTATTGAGTAATTTATCAGACGCTGCTGTATGCTTATTTATACCGTCATATACATTATAATCGTATAATCTGAAAGATTTAAATGTAGTCATTCTAATAACTATTAAATAATAGTAGTGTTTTATTTACAAATTTTTATCTTAAAAACTTATCAATTTTTAAAATAAAATAAAAAATCAAAAAATTCAAAAAAATAATTTTTTACAATATTAGTTGGGTCCTAAATATTTTCCTTTTCCTGTTCTAAATAAAGTAAAAGGTGTTCTAACTTGAATAGTAGCATAATTTTCAGGAGTCAAAGTTTCAGTATTGTTTCTTAAATTATTTATACATGTTTGCGATAATCTATTACGAGCATTAGATTTAACTAAATTAGCAAAATTTTGTTTGCTTAGTGTATTAGCTGTAAAGGTTCTTACCTCTTTTACGGAATCATGTTTATTCGCATTAATTTTCAGTTTTATTTGTTCTAAATCGCTGGGACAAGTATTATTTATTTGAAATTGATTAATGAATCCCCGACCATTTATAACATTTGGGTCATATGGTTGAATAGACAATAATTTAGGAACATTGTCTAATCCAATTAAACCTTGTATCATTTTTCTTGATAAATTACTGCCATTTTTATCTGGAATAAATACACTATTTGTGGTAGATGTTCGTGATCCAGGTAAAACAACTATTGCTTTTGCTAGTGTATCAATAGTTGGTTTTCTTATAATTTCAATATTATTATTGGGATATCTAAAATTTGGATCAGGATCAGTTATAGGATCATGATAAATAAAAATACAACCTACATTATCAAAATCACTTCCAGCAGTTGTAGATATTAAATTCGCAATTTGTAAGCTATAAAAATTTAACAAACTATAAGAATATAAATTTGAAAATGGATAATTATTGGATAATTCAAATAAGCTATTCTTCAATACTATATCAAAAGTAAGATTAACATAAAATATTGAATCATAATTAAAACGAAGATCAAATGTTTGGTTAGAATTTAATTGAATAATATTTTTACTTAAATCTTCTTTATTATTCAATTTATATTCATTAGTATTTATGTCTTTTATATCAATATTTAAACCATTATTTACATTGCCTATATAAGTTGAAAAATATTTTGTTTTATTATTTAGCAATTCTATAGTATTAAAACTATTATTAAAATAATTATTATATTTTGAATTAGAAAAATCTATGAACTTATCAAAATTCAAATCAAAAATTTTACTAGTCTTATATTGAAAATAATTATATAGCACATTATTGAAATTTATTGTGTTATTTATGTTATTGCTATTTATGCTATTTATGCTATTATAGTTAAAAGAAAAATCTAATAAATAGAAATTATCTTTTTTAACAGTTAATTCTTTATATTTTGGATTGTTATTAGTAGTATTTATTTGCGAATTATTTATATTTTTTGAGAAAATGATTTTTGTAATATTGGTATTACTATTGGTATTAATGTATGTATGATTATATAAATCATATTGCGTGAAACCTGTAATTTGATTTCCTAAAGATAAAAAAATGGTATTTTTAGAAGCAGCTGTTTTTTTAAAATTAGTATTATTATAATAGAAATTGTTACTATAATCCAATACTTTCACATTTTTAAGATATATATTATTAGCATCAAATATGATTTTGCTATTGTTTTTTATAGTATTCAATATGGAAAAATTGTTAGTTTTTATCAAAAAAGTATTTATTTTATTATTACTTAAATCTAATATATTATCACTATAATCTATTGTATAAGTATAATTGTTCTCATTTTTGAAATCTAATGTGAGTTTATTATAAGAATATATATTTTGATATATAGAATATGAAGTATCTATTAATAATCTTTTGATATTTGTATTTGTATTAGTATTTGTATTAAAATTTGTATTTGTTGATGAATCAATAAATAAACTTGAAAAATCAGAACTTTTATAATTTATAATGGATTGTTGCGAAGTAATATTTAAAAAATTATTTGTGCTTGAAAAATCGGTAATGTTATAAGTTATATTATTATAACATAAATCATTATTTACACGATTTAGACTTAAATCTGTACTGTATTTGTATAAATAATCTTTTAAATTTATTTTATAATAATCTGTATTGGATAAATCATTATTAAAATAATAATTTAAATGAAATAAATATTTCTTACTATTTTCATTTAAATTTAAATTTGTAATTGTACCATTTATATTTGTTCTTGCAATATTTTCAAATAAATAATTGTTTGAATTGTCGTTTATATTTTGGTTTTTAACAAATAATATTTTACCATTTTTTTTATTAGAATCATAAATAAATTTTATATTATTTTTTATATTATTTTTTGTAATAAAACAAAAATTGTTTTCATCATTAGAACTACCTTTTAATTTTAATGTTTGGCTTAATATTATTCTATCTTTATATTTATTTGGATATTTATTACTAAAAAATGCGTTTAATGAAGCATCGTTATTATTTTGATTATCTATAATTCTTGTATGTATATACAAATTACTACCAACATTTGTTCCATTTATTGTATTATTTGCTAAAATAATATAATTTTTTTTTATATCATTTATTGTTGTAGTCATACTTATAATATATAAATTTTATAACTATGAATATTAAAAAATATAAATCTTGCTGAATAATATTTTATATTTTATTTTATTATTTTATTTTATTTTATTTTATTTTATTTTATTTTATTTTATTTTATTTTATTTTATTTTATTTTATTTTATTTTATTTTATTTTATTTTTATTTTATTTTATTTTTATTTTATTTTATTTATTTTATTTGTTATGTCAATACATCTGTATCATTAGAATACCATTGTGATGATAAATAATAAGGTTTTGATTTTTCAATATTGCTATCTTTCTTAGTTTTGAGACTTGGTCCGTTTGTTGTAATTGATGTTATTTCAAAAGTCCCAATCGCGTAATTATAATATTTTAAGTCGGATATATTACCTGCGAATCCGCCATTATAATTAACATATAAATTATCATAATTTTGTTTAACAATATTTGATAATTTATGACGTTTTGTTAAATTTCCATTTATATATATATCAACTATATTTTGTGATGTCACTCTAATTACTATTCCTACCCATTTTTTAATTGGTATTGCGTCAACATAAATATCATCATAATACGCATTTTTTATGCTTTCATTATTATGATATACATTCATTCTTACTAACATTCCTAAAATAGGAAATTTATCTAATAAATTAGCATTTACATTTTTCTTTCCAGTATATAAATATACGCCTGGACTATTATTTGGTCCAAATAACCCTGAACCTCCTTCTCCTGTTGAATTTGGAGACGAACCTTTATTAAATACATGTTTAAAATCTAAATCATCTTTATATTCTAAATTATTTACATAAATCCAAAATGAATATGTAAATTCCACTCCTTCATATTCATCTATACTTCTTAAAATAGGTATAGATGATTTTGTTCCCATCGTTTGTGTAATAGTTAATGCTTCCGTAGCATCTTTCATACCTTTTATTAAATAAGGAGTTTCAGATGGAGATAAAAAATAATATAATACCTTACTTCCCAAATAAAATAATAATGAAAATAAAATACTTATTGCCAACAAAAAAGTCAATCGTGCTATCATGGTATTTGATGATATGAAATCATTAAATATTCCTAATTTTTTTTCAGCAGTATATGGAATCGCCGCATTTATATTTTTTTTTATATTATCTAAAACACCTTCTGGTTGATTCATATTATTTATATTATTATATATAAATAATATAAATTATAATATATTTTTCATTATTATAGTTGAAAAGTTCCTTTTTCTTTATTATATTCTAAAAAGCTTACTTTCAAACTATACTTATTAAACATTGAAGAGGCTAATGAAGAACTAATACCTTCTTTATAAATGTTATATGCTTCTTGAGGATTAATTGAATAACCTACATAACGTATTCGTGTAATAAATCCTGCAAAACCAATATTAGTAGTATCAGTTGTTGCTGATGATGTTTTCATATTTCCTATATATATATTTTTCTTCTTTGAATTTTCATAGTAATTTTTATATAAGCCATGCATAATAAATGAATTACGTAATTTACCGTCTAAATATACATCTAAAGTTCGTGTATCTATACTTATTGTTAAATTATTCCATTTTTGAACTGGTATATTTGGAATTTTATATCTCGTGAAATTTGTTTTATTTGAACCTTGATTTTTGTCTAAATAACTTTCAAGATCAATAAATAGATTGTTTTCATATTTATCTAATGCTATGTTAATGTTTTTATATGGTGTTACAGTATCACCGCTTATTGTTACTTTATTACTAATACCAGATAATTGTGTTTGTAATGCTGACACTGTTTTAGAACTTTTGTCTGTTGCCATATATAAAATATTTTTTTCATTTGCTATATTATTACCCCAATTGTCTATATAAAACCAAACACTTAACATAAAGTTTGATGAATTAGTTTCAGGTATATCATTTGCTAAAATTACGTTAGCTTTAGAAGTCTCATCGTTAGGCTTTTCAGCATCACACATTTGATCGTAAATTATATTTGTTTTGAAAAATAAATTTTGCAATCCCCATATTAATACTAAAATTAATATTACAACAATAATTATATTTGTTACACCCATAATAAAATATTAATATATAATAATATATTATAAAATTATTTAATATATAAAATATTCTCTCGTTAAAGTTTTTCTTTGTCTTAACTTTTGTTTTTATTCTTAGTTTTTATTCTTAGTTTTTATTCTTAGTTTTTATTCTTAGTTAAATTATATAAAAATTCAATAGAATCAGGTGTTTTAATTTTATCATAATAATATATTTCTTTTATACTTCCATATATACCATCTTTTTCGCCTATAGTTACATTATCGCCTTTAAAATATGGTGTAACATTATCTTTTGAACCTACTAATTTGCCATCTATAAAAACATCTATAATATTGTTCTCATAATTAATTACGAAATATAGCCATTTTTGATGTTTAACGTCCTTCATTTCATAAATGGTGTCTAATTGATCTGATTTATTATTTATTGTTCTAGATTTAATAATTATTTTTCTAGATTTTCCATTATAATATATTACTGGTTTATAACCATAATTAAACAACTCTGTATCTTTTGTATAAGCAATAGATGTGTTTGTTGGTTGTGGATTTATATAAATATAAAAACTAATACTATAAGTATAATTATACGGAAATCTATTTTTTCCTTTTGCTGGATTATTATATTCTGTTTCAATATTATATTGAAACTCATTTTTTAATAATTTAAAATTAAATCCTTTTGTCAAACCTGTTTTAATATCTTTTGTTAAATCTTTTAAGTCATCTGGTATAATTGAATCATTTGATAAATCTTTTGATAAATCTTTTTTTATATTAAAAATATTGAAATCATTATCCATTTTTAAAGCATTTAACAATGTATCTACTTTATTTTCTACTTTACTTTCATTTGATTTATCGTCCAAAGTTGGTAAATTTATTGTGCTATTGATATTTTTATCTAAATTTTGATATTTTCCTAAAGTTTTCTTTTCGTTCAAGTAAAATGGGCCTTCTCCTGATAATATATCGCTCTTATTTATGGTTCTTAAATATTTAAATATTAATGGTAATAAAAATATTAATGTTACTAAAGTTAATAAAATAAAAAATAATATATATATAGAAGATGGTGTTAATTTAATATCTTTATTAATTTCATCTGCTAAAATAACTAATAAACAAGGAATAAAAAATACAATATTTTTAAGAATACATAAAATATATGTTGAATATTCCTTTAATAATTCTGTAAATGTTGGTTGTGCCTTTGCTGTATTTGGATCTGTCTTTGAATCTGTCTTTGGATCTGGTTCTAGACTACATCCATCAACATTATCAGATTTTATAGAAAATAATTTCGCAATTATAGCAAATATAACAATAAATATTGATAGTCCTATTATGTTTTGGGTAATATTGAAACCTTCACTATTATTTTTGTGTAAATATAATATATAGTTAATTACTATCAAAGGTATTACTATTATTAAAAATAACGTTGCAACATATTTTATAATATTAATTAATGGACTAGTTACTGTAGCTTTTAAATTTGTTGTATTTAATTTATTATCTTCTGTTAATTTTCTGGTGACTTCAGTATAAGTTCCTTTATATCTTGTTCCTGTTTCACTATCCCATTTTCTATTATTTCTATAAACAAAAAATAGAAAACAATAGATACTAAATCCTAACATAAAAAGCGTTCCCAATAATTCATATTTTGTGTCTTTTATAAAAAACAGATTTTGCTTTTCATTTAAATAGTAAAATAATCCTAATATCAATATTATTACTATGCTAATGAAATATCTATAATACTTATGCTCTGCATCTAAACCATTCACTGTTTTATCTAAAATAATTGAAAAAATATTGCTAATGATGTTAATAAAATCATCAGATTTTTCTTTTATATTTTTATAATTATCATTTATACTTTTTTCCATAAATAATATATTACATTATTAGAATATTATTTTATAAATTCTTTATAAATTTTCTATAAGTATTTTATAAATTCTTTATAAATTTTCTATAAATTTTCTATAAGTATTTTATAAATTCTTTATAAATTTATTTATAAATTTACTATAAATTTTCACAAGATGTTTTTCTACCATGACAATCTCTACATAATGCTTCTAAATTATCTATATTGTTTGAACCTCCGTATTCTAATTTTTTGACATGATCTACTTCAAACCATGCGGGTAATTGTTTTTGACAATGCTTACAGTGCCAATTTTGCGAGGCGGCCACATATTTCTTTTTAGTTTCGCTAACACTTCTTTTTGTAGATGTGTTTCCCGAAGACAAAATTTTGCGTTGTTGTTTTGATAAATTATTTTGCTGATTATATAAATTTGGCGATTGTGGAGGACCATATAAATTATAATTGTTATTCAATTCGCTACTTATAGACCTAGATGTAAAATCAATAATTGGACTAATAATACTAGCCGTGTTTCTATCAATAGGTAAATATTTTATATATCCATTCGCATGAGTAACAAAATCTTTATAGTTGGCTGGATTTTTTTTTATAAATAAATATACACATAGACCTATAAATGCGAATAATGTCATTTTATAATATTTTTGATAGTGTTTAAGTTTATTAAATAATGTTCCTTCATAATAAGTATTCGCCAAAACAAAAATTGTTACTATTAAAATTATTAATTCTAGTTTCATAATTATTATTTATTATTATATAAATATATTATTACTAGGATAATTGTAATTAATAAAGCACCAAAGATATATTTTTGCTTATTTTTTCGTTCATCCTGTTTTTTAATTTCTTTCAATTTATAATTTTCGTAATATTTGTTTAAAGCTTCATAGTATGATAATTCTGGTTTTCCTAAATAAATATTTATTTTATTATGTATAAAATGAACCCATTTTATGAAAGATTCTCGTGAATCTAGATAGGGTGTTACGGGATAAGAATCTAAAAATTTGCTAAAAACATTTCCTATATCAGAAACTGGTAAAAAAAGAGGCAAATTAGTTATAAAATCATAATATTTCTTTTTTGTAGATTCATTTACACGCATAGGATACGATAAAGCAATCGTATATAAAACAAACCAATAATGTGGTCCCCAAATATTTGGATTAAATATATTATTATCTTTATTCATATTAAATTTGAATTATATTTGAATTATATTTTTAATATGACTTTTTTACATATAAACATATAAACAAACAAATAAACAAACAAATAAACAAACAAATAAACAAACAAATAAATAAAATATACATAAAAACATTATCAGTAAATATACTATCGCACTTAAAATGAATTCAAAAAAACATATTTTTTGTAACAATTGTGGTAAGTTAGGCCATTTATTTCATCAATGTAAAGTTCCAATAACAAGCATTGGAATTATTCCGTTAAGAATTGTTAAAACTTTGAATAAAAGTTCATCGGTTGAACTATTAATTATTAAACGTAAAGATACTTTATCATTTGTAGATTTTATGAGAGGTAAATATGCGATTGAAGATAAGAATTATATTTTAAATTTATTAAATAATATGACTGTTAAAGAGAGATTATATATATTAAATAATAATTTTGATACGATTTGGCAATATTTGTGGAATTACAATACAAGTAATTTATACAAAAATGAAGAAAAAACATCAAAAGTGAAATTTCATATTTTAAAAAATGGCTATTCAAGCATTTTAGAAAGTTATGATTTGAAATCATTGATTAATTTATGTAATAAGAATTATTTGGAACCAGAATGGGGATTTCCAAAAGGTCGGCGGAATTATCAAGAGAAAGATATAGTATGTGGGCTAAGAGAATTTGAAGAGGAAACTGGATATAATAAAAATGATATATTAATAATTAATAATATCGTTCCATATGAAGAAACATTCAGTGGTTCTAATTATAAATCATATAAACACAAATATTTTTTAGGAATTATTAAAAATAATTATCAACCAGTAAATGATTATCAAATATACGAAATATATGAAATGAAATGGATAAATATAAATACTGTAAATGAATATATAAGAGATTACAATTATGAAAAAAAAATAATTATAAATGATTTAAATAAATTATTAAAAACTTATAAACTATATATTTAATATATAGTGATGAGCAATAAATTGGAAGATGGAGCTATTGTAGATATTCCAGATTTTGATGATTTTAAAGATGATTCTAAAGCATTAGCAGACGATTTGACAGAAGAAAAAGAAGATTCTTTAAAAGAAGAAGAAAAAGAAGAAGAAGAAGAAGAAGAAGAAGAAGAAGAAGAAGAAGAAGAAGAAGAAGAAGAAGAAGAAGAAGAAGCAGAAGATGATTCTAAAGAAGAAGAAGAAGAAGCAGAATCATATGATTCTAAAGAAGATGTAAAAGAAGACGAAGAACTAAATGATGATCTAAGCGATGATCTAAGCGATGATCTAAAAGAAGATGTAAAAGAAGATTTAAAACAAGGATTTAAAAAAGAAAACAACAATTTAAGATTGGCATCGCTATTTAGAGATAACATAAACAAAATAGAATTAAATAAAGATGAATTAGAATCATTAGAAGAAAATGTATATACTAAAACAGATCTCAAATATTATTTGAATGCTGTAGAATTATTGAACGCTAAAGAATTCGCAGAAGATTCAACAACAAATCAAAATTATAAATATTTATATCCACATTTAGATGATGAATTATTCAATATTAAAATAGCAAATAAGAAAGAGTTTGAAGAAAATAAGTTACTAATAACTATTGATGAAGATTTTGAGAAACAAAGCAATGAAATTTGCAATAAAGATTTTGAATTAGCACCTCATCAAAAATTTATAAAGAATTTTCTCTCAATACATACACCTTATAATGGTTTATTATTATATCACGGTTTAGGGACGGGTAAAACATGCTCTGCTATAGGTGTCGCTGAAGAAACACGAAAATATTTAAAATATATGGGTTATAATGAGAGAATAATAATAGTGGCATCACCCAACGTTCAAGAAAATTTTTATTTACAGTTATTTGATGAACGTAAATTAGATTTTACAAATGGAATATGGACTATTAATAATTGTGCGGGACAAAATATATTAGATGAAATCAATTTGATGCAAAAAAATTTGTCACGAGAAAAGGTAGTTAGAATCGTAAAAAATGTAATCGCTAATTATTATTTATTTATGGGATATACACAATTTGCGAATTTGATAATTAAAAAATCAAATGTTAATACATCTATAAACGATTCACATAAGAAAAAATTATTGATTAAAAATAAGCTACAGAAATTTTTTAATAATAGATTAATAATTATTGATGAAATTCATAATATACGGCAATCGCAAGATTCCAGTAATAAATTAGTATCAAATGAATTAATGAATCTAGTCAAAAATGTGAATAATTTGAAATTATTATTTATGTCGGCGACCCCTATGTTCAACGATTTCAAAGAGATAATATTTTTAATTAATATATTAAATTTAAATGACAAACGTTCCATTGTTGAATTGAAAGATGTATTTAATAAAGATGGAAGCTTTCTAAAAAATAGCGCAGGCGAAGAAGTAGGGTTTGAACTTTTTAGAAGAAAAATAAATGGTTATATTAGTTATGTTAAAGGTGACAATCCGTTAAGTTTCCCATTTAGAATTTTACCAAATAATTTCTCTAAAAGTGCTAGTATTTTAAATACAGCATATCCACAATTGAAAATTAACAACAATCCATTAACAGAAAAAATAGAATATTTTGATATATATGTGAATAGTATATCGCCATATCAAGAATTCGTATATAATATTATTTTGAAAAATAATATATCAAAATTTGATGAAGAGAAAATAAATGCGATGGAATCGTTTGGCTATACGCTATTACAAAAACCATTAGAATCTTTAAATATGGTATTTCCAAACAGCAAATTAGAAAATTACTTTAATGAAAAGATGATCTTACATAATAATGCGATTCAGCAAGTATTAAACACTATAAATCTGGAAGAGATAAATAGTATAGTAAATATTAAGGATATTGTTGGTAAATCAGGCATAAATAATATAATGGGTTACCAAGAAACACAAGCCCCTAAATCTAGATATGATTATAGATATAAAAATATACAATCTAATATGCAAACTAATATTTTTGATTATAACGTGATTGAAAAATACAGTTTCAAAATCAAATCTATAATGAATTCTATATTAGGTTCTCAGGGCCCTATTATTATTTATTCGCAATTTATTGATTCAGGGTTGATTCCCTTAGCTCTTACATTAGAATCGTTGGGCTTCACTCGTTATGGAAGCAATAGGTCATTATTTGCGACGCCTCCAAGCGAAGAATTAGATGTTAATAGTTATAAAAAGAAATCGGAAGTTTCAGGGCGCTTTAAAGGGGCTAAATATGTCATTATTAGTGGCAATCCTAACATATCGCCTGATAATGTAAGCGACCTAAAAGCATGTACCGATTCAAACAATATAGATGGCGAAAATGTTAAAGTGATACTTCTCTCGGCCGCTGGTAGCGAAGGGTTAGATTTTAAATATATTCGTCAAGTTCATATTTTAGAGCCTTGGTATAACATAAATAGGGTGGAACAAATTGTTGGACGTGCGATTAGAACATGTAGTCATAAAGATTTGCCTCTGAGTAAGAGAAACGTCCAAATATTTATGCACGGAACCTTATTACACAATAATACCGAATCTGTTGATTTATTTATTTATAGAAAAGCCGAAGAGAAAGCTAAGATAATTGGAAATGTTACACGGGTTTTAAAAGAACATAGCATAGATTGTATTCTTAATTACGAACAACAAAGATTTGATGAGAAACTTTTGAATAAAAAATTACAAATTATTCTCTCAAATAATGCGACAATTGAATATTCAATAGGTGACAAATCATATAGCCCATTATGTGATTATATGGCGGAATGTAGTTATAAATGTAAGCCTTCACCTTCTTTAGATATAGAAGATGTAAATTTATTCACATACAATCAATCATTTATGCAAACAAATAATGAAGCAATACTCAAAATATTGAGAGATTTATTTAAAGAGAAGTATTTTTATACAAAAGAAGACATTATCAAGCACATTTTAACATTTAAAGAATATTCATTGATTCATATAAATAATGCGTTAGACGAATTAGTAAATAATGAAAATATTTTCATATCAGATAAATATGATAATTTAGGGAAATTAATAAATATAGAACACTTGTATATTTTTCAACCGATAAATTTAAATACTGATGCTACATTATTTGAGAGATCTAATGTTGTAACGAGTAAGCAAGATAGTTTGAAATTTGAGGTTCCAAACGATATACAATTATCTAATTTAGCTAATTTAGCAAAAAAAGATACACCCAAAATAAGATTGGATAATGACGATGATAATTTGACACAAGATAATGTTGCTTTTACAAAATCAATTATACAAGAATTAAATACCAATTATAATTATATTGTAACAAGTTACGAAGAGAAGAAAGGAGACAAAGCATTAAAAGATAACAAATATCTATTATATGGAAAAATTATGGATTTTTTGAGAAATAAAGAAATTATTAAGGGTGATGAGGGTAGTATTTTAGCAATAAATATATTATTAGATGATTTAGATTTTAATAAAACCGTTTTATTGGTTATTTATTTATTAAATAATGGGTATTCTTTGCTAACAGAATTTGAGAAAAATTTACTAACTTATTATAATTCTAAAATATTGAATAATGATAAATTGAAAGCCTTGTATTTACCAACAAAGAGCGAATTTAGAGAACATACATTATATATGATTAAAAATGATGAATTGAAAAAAGATGAATTGAAAAAAACTATAACATTAAAAATTGCTGAACCCGAAGATTATAACGATTTTGATGAAATTATTAGTAATTTAAAAATAAGTGAAGCTGATTTAGCAATTCCATTAGGTATTTTATCAATAAATAAAAAAATAGTCAAAGAATTAATAACTGATTTTAAAGTAAAAACGGGAACAAATAAGGGGGCGAGATGTTCTCAAGCAGGAAAAGCCAATAGTGAAAAAATATTTCAATCTCTCAATGTTGAACAAGAGATTATTGAATTATTGAAAAAATTTAATCAAAAAGAATTTTGTGCCGCACAAGAATTGTATTTTAGATTGTATGATTTGCGAAAGATAGATGATAAGCGATGGTTTTTAAATCTATATGAAGCACAAATAAATGACTTATTATAATCTTTTTTTTAAATCTTTTTTATAAATTTAATACTTTTTTCAAAATTATCATATTTTTATAAATTTAATACTTTTTTTTAATAAAATTATTTTATATTATAATTGAAATAATTTTAAAGATTAATTTGCTATTATATATTAATATGTCTAAAACTATAAATAAGAAGAGAGATAAATCAGTTAATAAAATTAGTGTAGATAATTCGCATATTTATATTAGATCATTATTGACACAGAAAATTGTTTTGAATTATCATGAAGTTAATTCGGAATTATTTAATATTTTAGAAGCGAAAATTAAGAATTTCAATGAAGGTAAATGTATTAAAGAAGGATTTGTTAAAAATAACAGTGTGAAATTATTAACATATTCTAGCGGAGAATTGTTTGGAAACAAATTATTATTTGAATGCGTAATGGAGTGTCTATTGACTAATCCAGTAGAATCAATGCTGATTAATTGTATGGTAAAATCTATTACAAAAGTAGGAGTCAGGGCTGAATTAATTGTGGATGATAATATTAGTCCATATGTTATTTTTATAGCACGAGACCATCATTACAATAATGAAACTTTTTCGCAAATAAAAGAAAACGATATTATACAAGTGCGTATATTAGGGCAACGTTACGAATTAAATGATAAATTTATTAGTGTAATTGCGGAATTAATCAGTATCAATAATTATAGAACATTAAAAAATGAATTAGAAAATAATGATGATATGGTAGTTGCTGATAATGTAGCTTTAGAAAAAATAGGCGGCAAAAAAATTAAAATAAAAGTGAAAAATTCTCTCGTTAATAGTGTTAAAAATTATAAAAAATAGGAATTGTTCTACTAATCACTATTGCATCATGAACATTCTACGTTATTTGTTTTTGCTCTTTCTTTTTGTTTTTCTTATATATAATAAAAAATTAATGAAATTCAAGAGCTTCAGCTTTATCTCTGGAGTAAGCTAATGTATTAGCAGCTTTTTCTGCATCAGTTAATTTATTCCATCCTGGTGAGTTGGATGCTGTATCGTAGTAACTGGATGACGTAGATTCTGGGTAAAATATTTCATCTAATTGATCCCGTAATTCTTCATCATCTATATTTGTATTCATTCTATTCATTCTATCAAATATTTTTTTGTGTTGCATGATATTTTGTACATATAGAGGAGTTCCAGCAGGAACTGTTCCTAATTTGATATATTTTAACGCACTTTCTACTGGTGGAGAACGCGGTCCCCCCCCCCTCATTTTTCTATAAGTCTTTCTTCTTTTATTATTACGTGATTTTTTTAACTTTCGTGATTTTTGCTTTTTGCCTAAAGTTCGTTTGCGAGCCATTTTATAATATAACACAATATTATAAAAATATAAAAAACTTTATCTAAACAATTTTTAATTTACTTAAAGGTATTTTTTTAATTATTAATAAAAATGGAAACATGCGTAGAAAATATAACAACTAACAATATAAATACTATAAATACTAAAAATAATACTTTTATTCTTAAAACCAATATAATAGATTCATTAAATACCGATAATGATAATAATTTGGATTCTAACGAGTTAATGAAATTATGTAAAACAATAGAATCTTTGGAAAAAATACATCATATTGAAATAGCCAAGATTTTGAAAATAAATAATGTTTATTTAAATGAAAACAATAATGGCATATTTGTTAATTTAAATAAAATATCAAGTAACGTCCATAAGCAAATATATAATTATATTGAATTTGTTAAAAAACAAGAAAGCGATATTAATAAAGATGAAAAATTGAAAAAAAATTTGGAAACAATTTATTTCAAAGATAATAAAGATATTGTTAGTAATAATAGTAACAAAATACAAATATAAAATATGTTATGTTTAAATAAAGAGGAATTATCAAAAGATATAGATTTAGAAGAGTTAAAAAAATATATGTTATATGCTATAAAAGATAATACAAACTTTGCTAAGGAAGAGATTACTAAAGAAGAGCCAAAACCCTGTATTAAAGAAGAGATAAATAATCCAATTAAAATTCCAAGAAGCCAACTCCAGATAAATTATACAAAAAAATATAGTAAATACAATGAACCAGCTAAGATTAATACTAATAAAAATTTCGCAGATAAATTATTTTGGATATTTTATAAAATAATTAATAATTTTGACGATGTAGATTTAGAAAATATTAATTCATTTAAAACAATTAAAGATTTCAAATTCAATATTGTGGAAAAATTAAGAAGTCAAAAAAACATTTTGAAAAATTTTAAAATACAAAAATCACTCGTGGAAGACGACTTGACAAATAATGAAAAAATAAGTTTTAAAACTTTTCACGCATTATGCGTATTACACTTAGTAAATGTAATACTATTAAAAGACAATAATACTTATTGTGTGTTATGTTGTAATAATGATGAAAAAGTTATAAATTTACAAAATTACAAAATATTGAAACTATCAAATATCAAAATGAGTAAAGAATTTAATAATTTTGATATAGAATTAGCTAATAAAAATATGAAGGAAGAAGAGTTACAACAATTACTACTAACTTATTATAATATAGAAAATATTGATAAACCATTAAAAGCATTTTCCAGTTATAAGTTAGATGATTTAATAGGAATTGCCGAAAAATTAAAGATTACTATTTATGACGAGCATGGTAAGAAAAAGAAGAAGCAAACTTTGTATGAGAATATACTTCAGCGTTTAAGTTGAGAGTTGGCTTCCTAATTATAGTTTATTGTTATTTCTTTAAGTAGTAATTTATATATATTAATATCGCTTTATTCTTTTTTATATAATATATTATTATTATATTGTGCTATATTATATTGTGCTATATTATAAAAATGGCTCGTAGGCGAACTTTAGGAAAAAAGCGAAAATCACGAAAGTTAAAAAAATCACGTAATAATAAAAGAAGAAATACTTATAGAAAAATGAGGGGGGGGGTCCGTATGATGATGAAAAGAAAAATTATATATTAAAAGATGTTACAGATACAAAATTAATGTCAGACAGTGAATATGAACAATTACTAATACCAGAAAAATTTGCTTTTTTTTTCCTTATAAAGAAAGATAGAAACTTCACAGAAAAACAACAAAATGATTATAAAGAATATTTCTCAGATAATAATATAACAATTTATGCAAGTTTTTATCCAAAATCACGACTTATAATGGATTCGATAGAGAATACAAATGAATATCAATTATACCTCAATACAATTGATACAAAAGTATCAGGTAATCCAATCGATAGCGGTGAAAGGGCTCATTAAATATCTAAATTGTTTGAATTTATTTTTTAATTGTCTAAAGTAGAAATAATATTTAATAATAAATATCCTTTTTTATATAAAAATTGATATTTATACAAAAGTAATAATAGTATAAATAATAAATAATAATATATATTAATGAGTAAAAATACATCTTTGAAAAGTGAAATAGAAGAGAAAACGGAATTGAGCGAAAGATTTGTGAAATATATTGAAACTTATTTATCTAGTTATACACGATTTCCTGAAAATGTATCTCCAGAATTTGAGATTCGTTTTGGGACAAAAAAAATAAAAAATATTAATAAGGTGGATTTTTACAATATTATAAAGAGCTTAATAAATTATGATTTCAAATTACATAATGAAAATTATCAGTTGAAAATTATGAATAATAGCAATTTGTCTAATATTAGAACCCAAATAGACGGATTACCCAATATTCAAAGTTATTGTAAGTTAAATAATTTCTCGGGAATTTTAGATGAAAATAATATTAAATTCGTAGAAAAAGAATATTTCAAAAATGAGAAAACACAATTATCACCGTTGGATTTTGATGATTTCAATTTTAGGGTTTGTTATCAAATAGAAAAAAACTATTCAAGAAACCATAATACGATTGTTGAATTACACGATAAATGGAATTCTACAAAAAAAGTATTTAGATACATTAAACGATACGAATACAGACATTCACAATTACCATTTTTAATACATTGTAGTATTGTAAAAACATCCAAAACATTTAATGGAAAATTTATAGAGCAATTTAATATTACAGATTCCGAAGTTTTCACTTCATTAGAGAACTTTGAAATAGAAATTGAGTTAAATAATGAACTGATTGGGGCTAATAAAATGTTTTCTACAAAAGAATTTCTACATAGTAATTTGAAAAAAGTGATTAAATATATATTGATCGGCATACAGGAAACAAATTATCCTGTATCTATTAAGGAATTAGATTTTGTAGCACAAGAATATTTGAAATTGGTGAAAGGAAGTGCTGAAATAACAAAAATAAGTGTGAAAGATTTTATCGGTCCATCATCTTTAACCTTACAAATGATTAATATTTTACCAGAAACCGAAATAAATGATACAAATAATTCTATACCAAATATTCGGAAAAATTATACTGTAACAGATAAAGCTGACGGTATTCGCAAATTGTTATATATTTCTTCAAATGGTAAAATATATTTTATTCCTATGAATATGAATATACAATTTACTGGTTTATATATTGAAAAAAAAGAACTCTTTAATACCATTATTGACGGAGAACATATTTTACACAACAAAAAAGGCGAATATATTAATAAATTTGCTTGTTTTGATATTTATTATTTTGCTGGTAAAAATGTAACTGGATTACCATTTATTAAATTGGACGAATCTTTAAAAAAGGATTCTTTAAAAGACGAATCTTTAAAAGACGAATCTTTAAAAAAAGACGAATCTTTAAAAAAGGATTCTTTAAAAGACGATTCTTTGAAAGAAGAAAAAATGAGTTATCGTTTAGTAATATTGAATAGCGTAATAAAAACTATGGAATTAAAATCTATGACAAAAACTAACACTACTAAATTTGATGTTAAGAAATTTTACGGCTCTCATATATTTAATGGTTGTGCTACGATTTTAAATAATGTTAAAGAAGGTTTGTATGAATATAATACGGATGGGCTAATATTTACTCCAGCAAATACAGGCGTATGTAGCACTAAAGTAGGGATTGCCGCACCAAATTACAAAATCACATGGAGCGAATCGTTTAAATGGAAACCTCCTGAATTTAATACTATTGATTTCTTAGTTAGATTTAAAAAAAATGATTTCGGTGAAAAGTTTATCGGAACTCTAACTAACGAAGGACAAGATTTAACATCCTATAATCAAGTAAATAATTATTTAACGTTGATTTTAAATGTCGGGTTTGATGAGAAAAAACACGGTTATATTAACCCATATAATGACATTATAAATAATTATATAAAACGTGACACCAAAGAATCGTATGCTAATAATTATAAACCCGCTAGATTTTATCCGACAAACCCTAACGATAATAATGCTGGATTATGTAATATTTTAGGAAAACTGGACGAATCAAATAATCTTGAAATCTATACGCAAGAAGGCGAAGCGATTGAAGACAATACAATTGTGGAATTTGCCTATAATCCTTTGAAAGAAGATTTGTGGAAATGGGAACCGTTGCGTATTCGGTATGATAAAACATCGGAGTTGCGCTCAGGAGTTAAAAACTTTGGCAACGCATATCATGTAGCGAATTCTAATTGGCAATCTATACATAATCCAATAAATGAATCTATTTTAATGACGGGTAATGGTGTAACGATGAATAATGATGATGATGTGTATTATAATAAAATTTCTAAAACATCTGAAACACAATGTTTGCGTGATTTTCATAATTTATATGTGAAAAGTATGTTAATAAATAAAGTGTCAAAATCAGGCCACTCGTTAATAGATTATGCTGTTGGTAAAGGCGGTGATTTGCCTAAATGGATTTCGGCTAATCTTAATTTTGTATTAGGGTTGGATTTGAGTAAAGATAATATAGAAAATAGATTAGATGGCGTATGTGCGAGATATTTAAATTACGCACAACGTTTCAACATTATACCAAAAGCCATATTTTTACATGGTAATAGTTCCAAGAATATTAAAGACGGAACAGGTTTATATGATGATAAATCAAAACAAATTATTAAGGCACTTTTTGGTGAAGGCACGAAAAATGAAGTCTTGTTAGGTAAAGGTGTATATAATAATTATGGTATTGTTAAAAACGGTTTCAATATTAGCTCAATTCAATTTGCGATGCATTATATGTTTGAAAGCGAGGCTATTTTGAATGAATTTATTAAAAATATCAAAGAATGCACTTCCTTAGAAGGTTATTTTATTGGAACATGCTATGATGGGTTAAAAATATTCAATATGTTAAGCTCTTTAAAAAATAATGAAGCTATTAGCATATTTAAAAATGAGAAAAAAATATGGGAGCTAACTAAAAAATATGATGGTAATGAATTTAACGATGATGAATCTAGCGTGGGTTATGCGATTGATATTTATCAAGAAACTATTAATAAAACATTCAGAGAATATTTGGTGAATTATAAATATTTGCTAAGAGTTATGGAAAATAATGGTTTTGTATTGTTAAATGAAACAGAGTATAAACAATTGAATTTGCCTGGTTCAATGGGTAATTTTGAACAATTATATAATTTTATGAATAATGAAGTGAAAAGTAATAAAAATTTATTGAAGAAATTGGGTAGAGCCCAAGATTTAAGCGATGAAGAGAAACAAATCTCGTTTTTAAATAATTATTTTATATTCAAAAAAATACGAAATGTTGATTATGATTCAAAAGAATTAGTATCAAAAAAAGTGGATCAAAAAGAACAAGAATTAATGGATGAGGCGAGAGATGATTTTGAAAAAATAGATAAAGAAATATTTGATGAAGAGAAAGAAAAGATAGACGAAAAATCTAAAAAATTAGCGGAAAAATATTTGGAAGAAAGTGGGGACATTGAGCCAAACGAGATAAGTAAAATACCTGTTAAAATCAAATTATCTATTGATGAAAAAATAAAATTAGCAGAGGAAAAAAAGAAAATCAGGGAATCTGAAAAATTACAAAAAGCACAAGAAAAAAGTAAAATAGCAGACGAAAAGAAGCAAATAAAAGAATCGGTGAAACTTAAAAATATACCTTTAGGAAAGGTATAACCAAAATATACCCTATACCTTAAAAAAAAAGGGGGTAAGGGGGATATATCCCATTAGAAAAGGGGTAAGGGGGATCCCCTAAAAAAGGTATAAAAGGGGGTAATGGGGATCCCCTAAAAAAGGTATATTTTGGCTATACCTTTCCTAAAGGTATATTTTGGCTATACCTTTCCTAAAGGTATATTTTGGCTATACCTTTCCTAAAGGTATATTTTGGCTATACCTTTCCTAAAGGTATATTTTGGCTATACCTTTCCTAAAGGTATAT